TTATCTGGCACTAGCAGTTTACATTGTGCCCAAGCATCAGTTGGTGCATTAGGTGTAGGTGTTCCAGTCATACCCCAACAGGAACGCTTTACTTTGTGTTTGTTTACTACTGTGTTAAGGGTTTTCCATCTATCGGTACTGGCATTGCGTGCACATTGGGCTATTTCATCTACCATAACCAAGTCTATGTCCGGTCTTAGGCGCAGTGCTTTCTCTATGATGGATACTCCGTCATGGTTGATTATGTATATATCTACGTCTTGTTGTAGCAATTTCAGTCTTTTCTCTCTAGTACCATGTAGCACAGCACACGTTAGATGAGGAAAATGATTGAATACTTCATCTGCCCAAGTCCTTTCCAGTGTGGATAGTGGGGCTACGATTAGTGTTTTGTCTATCTTACCTTTTTGTTTCAAGAAGTCGTACGCCCACAACGACGCTAATGATTTACCAGTTCCTAGTTCACTTAGGTTAAACGCTCTGCTATGAGTCGTAAGAAATGCCGCTGCATCTTTTTGTGCTGAGAACGGTGCGAATCTACCCGGCCAACTGTAATGGTACCTAATAGGCGACGGTGCGTCATGACCTAAGCCGCGCAAAATTCTTGTTTCGTCGAGACGATGTGGTACAGCTACGTACTCTACACCATGCGACGTTACTCTCTTTGCTGTTGGTACAATGTTTAGAACCCGCTCAGGCTCTCTAAGTTTCAGTAGTAACGCTTTCTTCTCTCTCCATACCAGCATTTTTATTTACCTCGATTAGTTTGTCTATATAGTGTTGCGCCTTGTATAAGTCATTAAGCCCACCTTTTTTCTTGTGTCGAATTACATATTTAACGATGTTGCCCTCGAGGAAGTTAAGCCCATTCGCTATTATGAAGTCCCAAGGCTGTATCTCAGTCTGGTAATGACTACCGCTGACCTGCCTATCATTCGCTCCCATTTATACTCTCCTTTTCTTGTATACCTTCGGGTTTTTCTTTCTCCACCCTCTATTTGTTTTCCTACTAACCACTTTTGTGTTTGAATCCTTTCCACTACCACCTTTGGCTAGCATCTTTACGTGGTGTACGTCTTTACCGTCGCCTTTCTTAACGGTACCTTTCTTTAGTGCGTGGCGTCTTGCTTTGTTTTGAAGCACTCTTTTATCTTGAACGCTTTTTTTCTTGTTGTACGCCGCTTTGGTTTTCAACGACTTAGCTGATGTCTTTGGCATTTATAACCTCCTTAACTTGTTCAACATTATCAACTACAATAGCAATACCATTCGCTTTGTTAATACCTGCGATTTCTCTATCTTGATTTGCTGTTGTATTCTTTATCTTGCCCGGTGGTTTAACTTCAAAAGCCAAAAAATGACCTTGGTAGCATACAAGTATGTCCGGGCAGCCTACTCGTCCCATACCATTTGATACTGGCATGTAATACCATGCGCCAGTAGTTGCTAGATATTCTTTAACTTTCTTCTTTACTTTACCTTCTGGTGTCATACCCATAACTATACTCCACAGAAGTCACATAATTTCTTACCGACAGGACACCAGTTTTTACATAACCCCGATGGCTTCGCTTGCCACTTATCTTCGTTGAATGCTATCTCTAGTCTATCAACTCTTGGCAAGAACTCCCCCCATATATCCTGTATTTGTTCTTTTGTATAAACCTCTTTATCAAATTGATACGTCTTTAGCCAGACAAACCCACATACGGCTTTTTCTATCCAGGGGTAGTGGATGAACGCTAACGCAGCGAATAACATCAACTGGTCTGAACTAGGTTTACGCTTCCCTGTTTTCCAGTCAAGTAGGTAAGCCTTCTCTGAACCAACTACACCTATATCTATGATGCCTCTACACCACACGTTTTTAGCCATCCATTTCGTCGGTTTGAAATTGTTATCGATAGCCAGACGTTGCTCGACGATACGCTTTCCCTCATATGTAAAAATCTTGTCTACATACTTGGCGTACTTCTTGAGTTCTTCGGGTAGTTGTGCCTTCTTGTTGGCATAGTTCTCTAAATGTTTATGGACTTTGTTACCCCATATAGATGCTTCGTGCTGTCGTTCGACTACTTCCTTAGTCACCCTTGTAAGTTGATACCTGCGTGGACACGTTTCAAACGCACTCAACGCTGAGTAACTCCATGGTCTAGCGGGTTTTACCATTGGACAACTCCTTCTTTTTGTATTCGGGTAAGTATTTATTCATATAATATGTAAAGGCTTCGTCGTAACTAACCCCAATGTTTCCCTCAGCCACTAGGTCTGCGTACTCCTCGGCTTTTTTCTCGCACTTCTCTTTATAATCCGTCTTTCCAACCACAATTACGCTTCCTATGTGTACTCCATGCCATGAACCCACCCAATCTTAATCCATAATAGGCTAAGTAGTTAAGCACGAAAAATCCGTTAACGCTGATATTTATGTCGCGGAAGGTTTCGTCCATCCACTTTTGTGTCTTTATACCGTTTGTAGACTTTTTGTTGCTAAATGTCAACGTTTGGTACTTATATCCGTAGTCATGCACCAATCCCCCCATAAGCAATACCCCCATAGGGCTTAGCCAAGACCTAAAAAACTTAGGTACAGACGCACCATCAAAGATAAATCCTTTAGGGATAACAAACTCGACACCGTTTAAACTGTATTTCCAGTCTTTTGTAATCTGCCATCTGCGTGATGTTGCAACCCACATTAATATACCTTTCCAAAAACCTATCCCTTTTGTGGGTATTGACAAGGGTTTCATCGTTGGCATCTCCTTTGATTCAAAAACTATCTTCGACTGTTTTTTGTCAAATAAGTTAAGAATCCATCCTATTAGAATAGCACCTACTACTACACCATAAATTATATACATCATCGTTTATCTCCTTAAGTAATTGGCGAGAGGACTACGCTTTACAGTACGGTAGTTTTGACCTGAACCTCTCATAAGTAAGTGTACACTATTATTTAGCATCACCGTAGGTATCTGCGATGTCGCCTTCGCTCCACGTCAACAGTTCAGGCCACCATGTCGGGGGCGTACGCATTATCTCCTGCACCATGTCGAGGGTCTCCTGAGCCCGGATCTCAGGAACGACGTAGACGAGTTCGTCGTGAACCATTAGCGCTGGACTCAGTTTAGCGACACGTTGTACCTCTAGCGCGTTATCGGCGATGACGCATCTTGCCAAGTGCTGAACTATGTTCTCGTCTATTTTGCCTGCATATATCTTTGCCTTTCGATGAGTCGTGCCGTAAAAAAATTCATTTCTTCCATTTTCATCATTAGCCTCAATACGTAAGTTAGGGTATCTGATAATGCCTTTAGGTGTTTGTAATCCTTCGGGTACTGGGTAAACCATACCCCACGGGTCTAGCGCACCACCACTAGCACCTTGTATTATCGTGGATAATGCTTTGTGGCATGTTCGCCACCCCATAGTTATTTCGGGATATGCCCTACGCCATGTATCGACTATGTCTTTTGACTCGTCCAGGTCTATATCGACGCCACCTATAAGTTTTGCTACTCTCTGAAACGTCGGCGCACCTGCACCGAATCCAAGTCCCAAGTGAGCGACCTTACCCACTTGCCGTTGTTCCTTACTTACATCAATATCATCTACTTCATATAATGTACTGGCAAAGTCCTTATACAGGTCAGCCTTTTCTCTGTCTTGTTGGAATAACTCCATGCTCGACGGCACTTGCCATAAGAAGTGGTTAACCCTTAATTCAATACCCGATAAGTCTGCGACTACAACTTTATATCCTTTAGGCGCAACTAATGATTTTCGTAGTGCGTCTGATGGTTTAGGTTTATAAGGATTTACTCGTGGTAAATTTTGGGGATTATATGCCCAACCCGACCAACGTCCAGTAGTGTCAGCACCATAATACTTAAGGGGAATAGGAACTTTTCGTCGTGGGTGTGCTTCTGCTGCAGCGAGGAACGACGCTATACGAGTTTGTAGTATTGTACTTTTAGCGTCTAGTCGTGCGTTCGCTACTGTCGCCACTAATGGATTCTCATGTTCCTGTAAAGCAATAAACGCCTCGTCTGTCTTTG